GGTATCGACCGTTGTGAACGATACAAGACGATCGACCTCATTCTGTAGTTTAGTCAAAGTGTCGTTTGACACTACACTTCCCCTCAGGATACAACGCGCCAGCCAACCATAAGTGGTCTTGACATGCCTATCGTTGACACGGCGTATGCTTTTAGCAACTTGTTGCTTGCCCGCAACATCTAGATATTGGGCAATGAATTCTTTAGCGTCCTTACTATCATAAAAATGATTGTACCAATTGAACGCTTTAGCGAGTTCCCATTCTGTAACAACCAAGTCAGGGTTGAAACTAGGCTCTGGACCAATGTGCTTTAAGTCAAAGTCTTTGGGCTTCAACTCTTTAATATCTACTTTGTGCTTAACCATAAAAACTCCGTTAATACAAGTCTATATATTATAGACTAAACAGGGGCTAAAGTCAATACCTTTGTAAGTGATTGATTTTAAACTAAATACTACTATGCCTAAACTGTCCTTATATACCCCTACAAAGCAAAACGACTATAAATTTATGGATAAAACAATATCCGAAATGCTTACAGTCGGGGGTACCGATTTATACATTCACAAGTATTTGGGTCCTAATGCTAATACCCCTAGTAAAGATTTTACTCAGCCGCAGTATGATATATTGCGCCCTGAAAACATTCAAGATTTGCTATTTTTAGAAAATAGAGACAGAATCTACGATCACAACATTTATCGTTTACGTGGTCACTATAATGTCCAAAATCTTGATTTTGATTTAAGTCAGTTTGGACTATTTTTAAATAACGATATAATTTTTATTACAGTTCACTATAATGACATGATTGACATTGTAGGACGTAAACTAATGGTAGGCGACGTAATTGAGTTACCTCACCTATTAGACTATAATCCATTAAATGAAACCATACCTACTGCATTGAAACGCTTCATGCAGATTACAGATGCTAACTATGCAAGTGTCAAACATGGTATCCTCATTTATGGCGTATTAAATGTGAACCGTTGATAGATAGTCAAGAATTTAGTAATATACTTAAGGAACCAATTAACCAAGACAATTATTTAGGCGACTGGGATAGCACAAAAGTATATCCGCCGGGCTATGTTATTAGTTACGGTGACAAAAATTATGAATCAATTACTGAAGTCCCGGCAGGTAAAAATCCTCCAGACCCTACATACTGGAAACCAACTACAGAAGAAAATCTAAAAGATATTCTTTCTACGTACAATAAAAACATTGAGATTAATAATGCTCAATTGGAAGAAGCAAAACGTATTGTACCTAAGTCAGGATATGATAATAAGAATCTATATGTTGTCCCAACATATGGTGTATATGAAAATAACGGAGTCTTATCCGGTAAGCTAAATCAACCTGCTCCACCAATTAATGTAGTAACTTTTAGCGGCGGCACATCAGCTACAATTGCTGGTAGTGTTGTACTAATGAGAAATCCTAAATATAAAAAGCCTAGCGTAGGAATTAAAGTAAGCAAAGAGGCTATTAAAAGCATATGGGACTTGACAGCAGATATGGACCCACTATCTGCTAAGATTGATAAATTTGTGCAGGCTAGCTTAGAAGTTATTGAACATGCTCCTGAAAAGTTAGATACAGGCGGTGGCGCATTAGAAGGACAAAAGGTACTTACAGTACAATCTTATGGTCCAATTACAGGTCCATACGGTACTGCTGATAATACATATGCGACTGCTGATGCTGATCCAACACAACCAGGATTCACAGGAAATATCTCACAACAAATGGACTGGAGAGCAGACTGCGATCCTAGATTCCAATATATAGCACGTAGTACACCTCGCAGTTTTGGATATGAAGCAGGTTATCTATCTGGTGACGGCACTGCTCCTAACGGCATGCCAACTGGGGCAGGAATAAGCTTCCCTCAAAACCCGCAAGTAGGTGATTACTTTTTGCGTATTGATTATTTCCCAAATATATTATATCGTTGGGACGGACAATTATGGGTCCGTATATCAACAAATGTAAGAACAGATACAGGCTTCACCGCAGAAGATGCATCACAGTTGTCAGGCTTTATAAATAATGAAGATACTATATACAATAATAATACTGAGACAGTAATACCTAGCGCACAACCATTGTCTAGTATTTTAACTATAGCACCGGATAATATTCCACCGGAACCTTAAGAGTAAAGCATGGCACATTTTTTTTACGATAATCAGATACGTAGATTTCTAATACAGTTCGCTAAAATTTTTAGCAATTGGTACGTTACTAAAGGAAAAGATCCTAATGGTAATGATATACTTGTGCGTGTGCCGGTAATGTACGGCGACTCAAGTAGACAAGCAAGCACAATTATTGCTAATAATAGTGCAAGTAACTTACCTAGTGCACCTCTTATTACATATTATATCACTGGTTTAGATTATGATCAGCGTAGAACACAAGAGCCCACATTCATTGATAAAATAAATGTACGTCAACGTAGTTATAATCAAGACACACAGAGCTATGAAACAGTACAAGGTCAAGCATTTACTGTTGAAAGATTAATGCCCGTTCCTTATACACTTAGAGTACAAGTTGATATTTGGACTACAAATTATAATCAGAAATTAGAAATAATTGAACAATTAGGCACGTTGTTTAATCCTAGTTTAGAAATACAAAGCACTGATAACTTCATTGACTGGACATCACTAAGTGTAGTTTATCAGGATGGATTAACATTCAGCTCACGTAGTATACCACAAGGTACAGGTAATCCAATTGATATTATGAGTTGGAAATTTTACATGCCTATTTGGATTAGTACTAGCAGTAAGCTTAAGAAAATGGGTGTTATTAATAAAATTATTGCAAGTATCTATAAAGGCAAAGCATTACAAGATATACAAGATGAAGATTTATTATTAGGTACACGACAAAAAATTACACCTTACGGATATAAATTATTATTGATAGGCAATACATTACAATTATTGCCTGCTAATGAAGCATTCTATCCTCCTAATACAAGTTTAGAATTGCCTCCTAATCCTAATACAAATCTATATTGGTCTAGTTTGCTTAACGTATACGGTAAAGTTAAGCCGGGTATAAGTCAGATATGGTTGCAAAATCCATATATGGAAACTGACATAGTAGGCACTATCGTACCTGATCCTATTGATGATAGATTCTTAATTTATAATATAGATACAGACACATTGCCTCAAAATACTTTAGACCCTGTTAATAGTGTGATTAATCCACAACTAACAGGTCCTAATGCAGGATTGCCAGGACCAATAACAGGTGTAAGATATCTAATTGTAGAGGATATAGGTAGTGCCGGCGCAAGCACTATAGCATGGGGAAACTTAGTTGCTAGTGCAAATGACATCATAGAATATAACGGAAGTGAATGGGTAGTTTCATTTGACGCTAGTGCTTCTGATACAGTAGAATTTGTTACAAACTTAACTACAAGTGTTCAATATCGTTATACAGATAGCACATGGGTCAAGTCATATGAAGGATGGTATGATCAAGGTGATTATTCTATCGTCATTTAAATCAAGATAATTAGAGAGTATGTACAATACTTCTGCAGGTATTTTCTTTTATTCAAGTAGCACTAATAGATTTCTATATTTGTTACGCTCAGATAGAACTCCTAGTTGGAGTATACCGGGCGGTAAACTAGAACAAAATGAAACATTGTTTGAAGGTTTGTACCGTGAATGTATTGAGGAAATTGGCTATTTTCCTGAATCAGCAAAGTTAATACCTATTCAAAAATTTATCAACAATACATTTACATATCACACATTTTTTTGTAAGATTGAAAAAGAATTTATACCAATGTTAAATGATGAGCATATAGGCTATGCTTGGGTAGGCGATTCACAATTTCCTAAACCCTTACATCCTGGACTGTTTAGTACTGTTAATATAGATTTAGTACAAGAAAAACTAAATGCGCTTATTGAACAAAATTTGCTATCACAGACTGAAAAGCTTCAAAACCCATAGCACCGCCAACTGCTGCGGCGCCTAATAACATCCAGCGCATACGTTCTAAAATACTGATTTTTTCTGC